CTTTTGCCAGGAAAATTGCAATGTCATGCGGATCCTCGATGTGTTGTCCTTTACACCTGGGATACATCTCATCAATTACGAAATTTTCAGCTCGAAGTTCTTCGAAGTTTTTAATAAGTGTGTCATATGGTAATATTTCGAGGAAAGTTTTCTGAAAGTTACTTACTAATAACTTGCGATATTCGTCATGTGTCATCCCAACAACGAATTTCATGTACTCACCATTATTGTTAATTTTACTGTTTCGATCCGCCTGTAAAGATCCTGTAAGCCGTCTCCAGAAAGTTTTCTTTCTATGAACGGGACATTTACATGCGTATATATGTTGACTACACGGAATACCATACGGTGAGTATTTCATATTGAATGGGTGTCTACATAAGGTTCTTATGGTTTTACCGACACGGTGACTAGTGATAATACCCACTCCGTATCCAACTTCAGAGGTGGGTGGTTCCTGACGGTGAACCACAGAACTCATTTTTTTTGGAACCTTGGGAACCTTGGGAACCTTGGGAACCTTGGGAACCTTGGGAACCTTGGGAACCTTGGGAACCTTGGGAACCTTGGGAACCTTGGGAACCTTGGGAACCTTGGGAACCTTGGGAACCTTTGGAGCATCAAATTCTTTAAGTAAGTCACCCATACACTCATCGACAACCTGTTCGGTAGAACGGTACAACCTCAGTATATCTGGAAATGAACGAAGGTTTTTATAAGTATGGGTGAGGTAAAATTTTTCACCCCTGAATACAACGTCCCGCAAACACCTATCTGGTTTGATGGAGAAATATCGATCGGTCTCACCAGCACTTTTACCCATTTGACGCTCTTCAATATATACATTGAAATCTGAAGGGTTTATATGAGTATTCTTACACCGCCGTTCGAAACGCCTCCACTCAATTTCTCCACGCGTAGATAGTGTAACTCGCATTTGACTTGGGTCAACATAGTCAAATGTAAGATGTAATTTATCTGTAATGTTAGGAGACATTTTATCTTACTTTATTACAACTCAAAACTCTAACTTAAGCCTGATTCAAATCGTATACTCTAGTGTTATTATTGAGATAAATGACATTATAAACCATATAATATAATAACCACATCGAACCCATTTAAAAAGCGAAACATAATAAGCCGCTAACCCACCTGAATATGTAATAGCAAATGATAGGGGTATATATATCACTGACATTCCATGTACGGAAATATTTATTTTAGTGCGTGACATTAACGTCGAGTATATAGATACGATTATATTCGTAAAAGTAATTATACTTGGTTGACTACTAAACCAAAGTATATTCAACACCATATTCACGCATGAATATACTCGACATATATCATTGACATTTACAAATTCCTGTATTTCGTGTATTTCACGATTTTCCTGTATTTCTGGTTCTTCTGTGGGACTTGGGGGTTCGATACTTTCATCAAGTCCGACTAGAAGAGATCCATCTGGTATTTCAACCATAACATATCTCGATCTATCCATATTCATATTACAATGGTTTTGTTTAAGTATTATCTACGCATGTTTAAACCTCTTTTCGTTGCTTCACGTACGAGACCGCCATACCAATACATTATTTCGTCACATGTTTTTGCTTTACTTTTGGGTAAAACGCGACGACATAGTCCAAGTTCTCTATTTTTTAACATCGTGAGAGATGGTTTAGGTTTATGTGTGAAACACGAAAAGCAAACTGGATTTAGTTTCATAGTGTTTACGAACGAATGATACCTTTCGTTATTATACATAAATAGTGGACGGATTTTTTTATAGTATCGCACGAATGTCTTATTCGCTTTGTCCCGTGCATGTATCACAGGGTCTAAGGGTGCCCGACATACATAACATTCGGAACACCAGGATATATGCATACTTAATAATAAAATGTTTGTATACTTTAAATGATAAAGGTATTTGTTGCTTTTGTAATTGGTATAGGAATTGGTCTTATCGTAATGATGATGACACGAAAGACGAGTGTGACCAGTACCGTTTCACCGTCTAATATTTTAGGGATCAAGTATACCCGTGGTAAAAGTGTATTTATGGATGCAATCGATAACATTGAAAACAAAATAATGCCAATTGCACAGGGTGCTATGTGTAATATCTTACACGACCCCGCGCTTATGGAAATGATACCAGATGAAGGTGGTGTAAAGTGTAGCGAGTTAATTACACAGATTGAAAGTGAAATTGAAAAATTTTCGGATATAATCGATGGAATCGACGAGGCTGATAGAAGTGATATTGAGGAGGTGCAATTTATTCTATACACCGAGCTGTTGGCACTAATTGAGGTACTGAAAGAAAAATTTTGTTCGGATGGTGAGACGATGATTGACGCGGCCACTGTGAAAAGTCTCATCAATAATGTCCGCGATTCTGTGTGTGACGGGTTTGATATAGATCCTACTACATTTAAAGAATATTCTGAACAAGTTATGAAAGAGGGGCTTGCTACAGGTAAGATCTTTATGAAAGTTCAAAACATTCAAGCTATAAGTAGTAAAAAATAAAGCCTAAGTCGAGTTACAATAACGATTATTTAAGAATTTACAAAATGACTACATACGAGGAATCCGTTCAATCTGCACTCCTGGTACGCAAGCAGGATACGGTCGATGATGCATGTGAGCACCTCGCGAGAAGTATATGGAAGATGAAACAGAGATACCAGCAAATGCAGGTAAAGAAAAACTCACGGACGATGATAGTTCTGAATGAAGTACCTACGTCCGTTCGAGAACAAAAGCATACTGACAGGACGTGTCAGGCTCTCACACTAAAAGGGAAGAAGTGTGCATTCAAATCTGTTAATGGATGCTACTGTAAAAAGCACGGCGTGAGTAAGAATGATAGTGTATTGGGTGTGAAACCTATTCGTAGTATGTAATATTATTTTGTTTGTATATTATAAATGTTAGATCAGGATACATTAAAACCGGTTATCATTTCGATGATCGTGTATCTACTTCTTGCTAAGATGATACCCGAAACTATTAAAAAACCCACGGGTGTTGGTTTCATAGATGATATTAACATGATGCTCATCGCCCAAAAGGGGTCGCTCACTTCCGGTGCACTACTCACCGGTATTATCGTCTTCCTTACTGGTTACATTGAGAGCGAATTCTCGTAAAATGTTACTTTTACCCACCATTTCTCTCGTAAATCCGTGATTAAATGTACGAATATCATTTTCGTATACGTGTTTCATGAACTCTAAGAGTTGATCGAAGTTCGGTTTCCCCCATTTCATACCCTTTTTGAATAGGAAATCATCTTGACTTAATTCTTGAAGTTCACAATCAATCGTATAAGGTGTTACTATATATTCTGGTGCACCACCATAATTGGTAATAATGACGGGTTTATTCCTGATCGCCGCTTCTATTGCACCCATCCCTACACCCTCGGAGCTTGAAAAACTCACGTAGCAATCACTTCTCCAGTGTATTTCATCCATCTCATCATCTGAAATCAGGCCATTGATTACTTCTACGCGTGGGAATTGTATATTAATGTCTTTGTTACACGTCGCCTTCACTAAGAGACGCGTATTCGGTTCATTCAACCGTACGAATGCTTCAAGAATTTTTTTAAAGTTTTTACGTTGATCCATTGCATTTCCTATGAAATAGAATGTATACGGTTTTGGTTTAGGTGTTGGTATGTGTGCGTGTACGACATTAAATACATTATCGGGGAATTGTTTTGAAAATACACGCTTACAAAATTCACTAGGTACCAGGATGGTTTTAAATTCATCCATAATCATTTGATAATCTTCATGAACTGTTTCGGTTTCACATACAGTCATACATGTCAAGTTCTTTACACGGGTCCTTGCATATTCAATATATTTTACATGTTGTGCGATGGGTAAAATAAATAAGAGACCATCTTTTTCTTCAGGTAAAGTTGTTCCTATTTGATAATATGCAGCATGCGGTGTAAATATCTTGGTATATTTATTTGCATGTTGACCAATTCCAGATGCAAGCGTAGGTCCGATGAGTATCATTTACTTTAAAGATAATATTTCCTTTATATATATTACTATGAGTTCGCTTCGCCAAGAAATAGAAGAGGAGATTACCCGTGTTCGTCTCGATAAGACCAGACTGTACACACTACTGGGTAAATTGTTGGATCAATGTGAATTGAGTGGTGGTGTAGGTTCTACAGGACCTCCCGGCCCCGCTGGCCCCGCTGGCCCCGCTGGCCCCCAGGGGGTTCAGGGCCCTCCTGGTGCGAGCGCTACTAATGCTCCAGTATCTACCGCCCCTAAAGAGGTTCCTAAGAAGGTTGTCCCTAAGAAGAAGACGTTGCCCGGTGTTTAAATAAAAAATAAAAAAATGTAAATATATTCCACTAGTTAAATATGATCAAGATATCTAACTAGAAAAGTTTAGTTTGTAAGATCGTCATTTATTTCATCGGGTACTTCACCACAGTGGAAATCTTCACCATCGAAGATATCCACTACGTCATCTAATAGATCTAGAAACGATACAAGTTCTTCGAGAACGAGACGACGGTTATTACTCGTCCATGTTGCATTCTCTCGTCTTTTATGAATGGCCGTTTTTATACGTTTATTTTGTTTGAGTACCCGGTCGATATCCTTTTTGTTCGAAAGTGGTTGTACATTCTTACGTTTTTTATTGGTGCTCGCTTCGATACGCATATATACAGGTTTAATGCACGTATATGACATATTTGTTATATGTTATATGTTATACACATGTTTTCTTTATATCAGTGGTGATTAATATACCATAGAACCCCACGGTTTCATGATTTCATACCCTTCGACGGCGCTCATCATAGCAGCCTTTTCAGCGGCTTCTGCGGTGGCCCTCATCATAGCATCTTTCGCATCTTTCATAGCAGCCTTTTCAGTGGCTTCTGCGGTGGCCCTCATCATAGCATCTTTCGCATCTTTCATAGCAGCCTTTTCAGCGGCTTCTGCGGTGGCCCTCATCATAGCATCTTTCGCATCTTTCATAGCAGCCTTTTCAGTGGCTTCTGCGGTGGCCCTCATCATAGCATCTTTCGCATCTTTCATAGCAGCCTTTTCAGCGGCTTCCGCGGTGGCCCTCTTGTAATCATTTGGCATCACAGCGGGTTTCATTAAACCAAGTGACGGCCCCTTACGTCCTTTAGGGATGTCATATTGTTTTATTCCACTGGTATCAATGCGTGCTCGCTTCTCCATCTCAGCAGATTCAGCCATCGATCGTGCTCTCTTATCAATTACGTTCATGATTTCAGAGTCACGCCGCTGCTGGGCAACCCATTGGGCAGCTTGTTGCATGGCTACCTGTCGTGCGGCGTTTGGGATATCGATGGTTGGCATCTTTGGACCCTTATGTATGATCGGAAATTTAGAACTTATTTTTCCAGTTTGTAAATTTTCCTTTTTGGAAACGTCATTGGTGATGGCAATGCCTACTGATAAATCTTTCACCGGTTCGACCTGACGTGATTTTACCCAGTTTTCATCAGTTTGAGGGGGTGCTACTTCACGTATACCAGAAACGGCAGCCATTTCATTATATTCCTGTGACGGGTCTTCATCTAATGCGAGAGATTGGTCGCCGACAGTTTCGATATCGTCGGGAACTGGTATCATTTCTAAAGGTGGTACGTCGATCGCAAGCGTCTGGCGTCTGGGTTGGACGGATAGACTGGGATATCCGTCTGTGACCGTCGGTATTTTTCTTGTGTTATATTCAGCTTCTTTCTGTTTCGATTTCTCTATTGCGTCATTTCTCAGCGCATCCATCTTTTTAGAATTCTCTATATTTTTCATAAGCAATATCACCACTGCTACAACTATTATCAATAGTACGAGAATAACTACACTATCCATAATATAATAGTCAAATATTTAAAATGGTATTGGTATTATACTCGCTCGAACTTTATTTATATAATAAACATACCCTGCAAGAAGTGTTACAAATGCGATGATGATATAATTGAATGAAAACTTTTTACGTTTTGTTTGAATGAGAATGTTTTCAGCTTCTTCTTTATTGGGTAATCTCTGTACACTTGTGTGTAGAAGATCTATTTTCCCTATGAGAGCGTATAGCGCTTCTAATATTTGAGCTTCTTTGTTGACGGGTTTTTCCTTGATATCGACAGATGTTATTTCTAAAATCATATACCATTTAGAATCCGGTTGGAGTGTGTGATACCCACCGTTGTCCTGATGTTCATATATATTGAAATTGAGTTTTTTGATTGATATTGGATTAAAATAATTTGTTTGACGCCGAAACGATTTCCATTGTTTATCCCGAAGTAATGTATGTGATCCGTGGGTGTAATGTCTTTCTAGTGGAATTCGAGCAAATATTTGTCCGTGACGCTCATCGAGCATTTGTGCGAGTTGGGGAATATCTGGACACACGATATCCACGTATTTGGCTATATCACTTGGAGTATTCTCTGACGTGGGTGTTGCATCACCTACTTGTGTAATATAAAAGTCGACGAGTTTTACACCGAGAATTCTACTACTATCTTCAACGTGTGTATTCGATTTGAGAGTGAGGTCGAGAGAAAATGTATTATTTGAACCGTTAACGTATTCGGAATCGACGACGATATATTGAATTTTTTTTGGTATATCTTGTAACGATGTCGTCATCTATAGTGGTTCGATAAAAAAATATAGCTTAAGTGGCGAGTGATGGATTTATATTTTCAAGAAAAAATGGATATGCAACAGACACTCGATACGCTTCGCGATAAAATTAAAAATAACTGTTCAACTGACACGCTCGATGACCTGTCTACATACTTGAATGATATCGAGCGTGAATATAGACATGTCGTGCGAGACCGACAGAAATTAGAAGAGGAGAACGAACAACTTAAAACACAAATAAAACCAAAAAAAGATAAACGTGTTCGTGTGAGGTGTCCATGTACGACTGCAAAGGGTACGCAATGTCGTAAATTCTGTCTGGAAGGTATCGAGACGTGTAAAGTTCACTCAAAACCTCTAAAACCAGCGAACCCAGCTAAAAAACCCCGTGTAAAGAGGCATGTATGTAGTGGGATAAATATTCGAGGTAACCCATGCCGTAATAAATGCATGGATGATAAGACGTATTGTGAGCGTCACGACCCTGATGCACCCGTTGTTACAAAGAAAACAAAGCGTAATAAACGTAGAGAGGTTCAGATGCATACACACGACCCGGGTGAAGCCCCTACAACCCGGTGTTTACTATGTGAGACACATGGAGATATGTTCGACCCCAACTTAGTTAATCATAAGTTGATGGAAAGTTGTGGATCGCATGGGTATACTCTACGGGAACGTATTTCTTACAGGAAAGCAGAATGTCAACCCGTGTAAATAACCTGTGTTATAAATAAAGATGAGAGGGTTTGAATTCTTGACAGTTGCTATACTGCTTGGTGTGTACAACTTTACACGCCCCACGATAAAGAAGACGGCTGCAATTGAACCGCGAAACGAGATTATGAATCGCCCGGATCACTTTATGATGGGAAACCAATATTCTCCAAAATTTAATAAAAAATAATAGCGTGTATATGTATAGATATGTACGTGTCAGTCGTAGTCTTACTAATACTTATTACTATAGGTCTCATATTTATTCAGACGAATATCAAGTCTACTGTTCCAGTAGTAATTGATCAACCACAGGTCCTATTGATACTGAAAAAATAGAACGGGTCAAAGATATCGTAGAGAAGTTGGAGAATGAAGATACTATTTCCGTGACAACTACCGCGAATATTGAAACTGCTAAAAAGATCATCGCACAGAGTGAGACAAAAAATATTGCAATCATTGCTAATGTTGTGAAAGTTCAAGCTACTACTAAACGAGAAGCATCTCAGGCTAAGGTTACGGAAACGCGAAAAAAGATACAGGCAATGGATGTAGCGTCAAACCAAAACCTTACCAACACGTTAAACTTGTAGCATCAAACCAAAACCTTACCAACACGTTAAACTTGTAGCGTCAAACCAAAACCTTACCAACACGTTAAACTTGTAGCATCAAACCAAAACCTTACCAACACGTTAAACTTGTAGCATCAAACCAAAACCTTACCAACACGTTAAACTTGTAGCATCAAACCAAAACCTTACCAACACGTTAAACTTGTAGCATCAAACCAAAACCTTACCAACACGTTAAACTTGTAGCATCAAACCAAAACCTTACCAACACGTTAAACTTGTAGCATCAAACCAAAACCTTACCAACACGTTAAACTTGTAGCATCAAACCAAAACC